CGACTTCTTATCGAAGAACGACATCGAGTGGATTGTGGAGTTTACCCCACGATCCATTCAATCACCTTAAGAAGTCATTGACCCTGGCCTGTAGCCGTCCCCGAAAGGGGCCTGCTACTGCTGTTCAGAAAGAACAGGAGACTGTGAAATCTCGCCATTATATGACTTCCGTTCAACTTGCCACACGTGGGCAAATTGCTGTTGACGGGGTCTACGTCGGTTGTCCTAAGAATCACGTGTTGTTGCTTAAAAACTATGGACACCGTTTGAAGAAGCGCACCACCAGGGCGTTGAGCAGTATTCTGCGAGTTCTGGGTGCGTCGTTAATTGCGGCTCGCGGAGATCATATTCTCCTTGATAGGAAGAAGGCTAGACATAGAATCTGGATAGAACGCTATTATCGTGTCTGCCTACATATGATTCAGACTGCGGCCCACCGAGGAACTGACGATTGCTTGAATGAAATCAAGGCTGTCATGGATGAGGCTAGGCTTAGTGCGTTTGAGGAGCGTGAGATGAGAGCTAATGGTCTATTAGCTATACCCAAGATATGGGTCTCTCTGCTCGGAGACCTGTCCTATGAAGGACGTCTCTGCTTCTCTGGAGGAAAACGTTCTCTTCCGCTACCTAGCGCTAAACAGCAATCGGCCGCCCTTCGCAAGCACCGCGAAGTTTATGAATCAAGCCACGCTACTCCAGGACTGATCCTAGAAGAGCTCCGGGTTTGGGTGAGGAATGTTCTGAAGAACAAACTCGACCGTACTCCCCTGAAGGGATCGCTTTACGCAGATCTCGTGGACTTGGATTGCTTAGACTTCACGGCAGGATCTTGCCTTGAGAAGACAAGGGCAGAAGGCGGTTTCAGTTCCTTTATTAGCGAGAAATCCCTTAGTGAAAACTTCGGGACGAGTTTAGGCTCTATAAGTGGCGAACTCCACAAGCTTTTTGGGGGTGGTGTTTCTTGGCAAACCTACGCTGGACCAGTCCGGACCGCTTCCCTCCGAGATAATGCCCTCATTGATCTAGGATATGATCCTTTCTCTGACGACATTACCGAGGATAACCCTGTTGCACCACATGTGCTACCCAAGGCTAAGGTGACGGTCGTACCGGAACGGGGGTCCAAAAGCAGAGTGGTTACCAAGAGTCAAGGTTCCTTGGTGTTGCTCGGCCACTTATTGAGAACAGCTATGTTCAAGGTCCTACAGGTCCTTCCAGAAACGAAGGATAGTGTCAGGGGAAGTCGAAGACAAGCAGTTGATCGCTTGTTCAAGACGCCTGTAGAACGCCCAAGTCATCCAAGTTTGCGGGTACCTAAATCTCAACAGAGACAGGTTGTTTCGGCCGACCTTACGGCTGCCTCGGACCGCCTACCGAGAGACCTGGTGATCACTCTTTGGGATGAACTAGCTGAACTCTTCCAATTCCCGGATTGGGCCAAATGGTTGGCAAGAGAGTTGGTGGGCGACCAACTCCTAGAGTATCCGGATGGAGCTCAGATCCTTTCTGGGCGGGGTATCCTGATGGGATTGCCCACTACTTGGATCAGCCTTTCTCTAGTCCACATGTTTTGGGTGGACCTCGCTAATAAAAATGTTTTCGTGGATTCGGGCGATATCTTCGAGCGAAACCAACCTTACTCTCTTTGCGGAGATGACCTCATCGGCCTCTTTACGCCACGAATGGTGGCTGAGTACCAAAGGGTCGTTGAACTCTGCGGAGGTAGGTTCTCTGAAGGAAAACACTATGTGTCTCCCAGATTCGGTGTTTTCACTGAAGAGATCTTTGAGGTTTCGAGCATGCGGACTCAGATGGGTCGAAAGATCTATGGTGGCTTGCATGCTATCCGCCAATTCCCGGGGCTACACGAAAAACACGGTGGTGAGCTACTATCTGACTTACCTACATGGAGAGTGGTCGGCTATGAAGCCCCTTGCTATAGACCTGTATTCAGGAAATGGCTAAGGTACTTCCAGCTAAGACCGCTGACAGGGCCTGGGGCAGAGTTCGGGAAGAGCACTGTCGACCAGTCTCAGCCTTATTGGGTGCGGCTAGGCGCAAGTTGCGACCAGCTGCGATCAACATTGGCTTCGGCCATCGTTCGTTACTGCAACCCGGGTATCTATGATAAGGCCAGGCGAATGGGATTCCTTACCCCCTGTTTGCCAAGGGCTCTGGGTGGTTTCGGGCTCCCTCCAAGGTGTCAGCGTGATCTCACGGCAAGATGCATGACAAAGTTCCAGCGGCGTGGAGTATTTGGACTGGTTTACAGACCTGGAACTTTATATGATCCCACGAGGGATTCCCAAGATGTCTGGTGCTGCCATGCCCGAGATCCGAGTATGGTTGCCGCCAGGGCTGAAGTGACCGTTGCGTATACCTCAGGTAAACTTGCATCAAAGAGCAAGGATATCCTAGGAGGCAGATTGTTGGTGCGATCTCGAAAGACCACCCCACCGGGATACAAATCGACCGGAACAACTCCTGAGGAGATGTTCAAATCTCTTGTATGCCGTAGACAACGTTGGCACAAAACCCTAGGGACTCACGGTCCTGTGAGGGGGGCTCCAGAGAAGGAGCCATGGACACTTTGGCCTAACCAGGTCGCTAAACGACTTGATGACATCTTCGCTAAGGGGACTTATCGGTCTTCACTATCTGTTCGGAAGACTGCCTCTCTAGCGCAATTGGTGCGTGATCTAAGATCCAGTTCGCGCCATTGGGAAATTAGGGTGAAAGAGAACCGTGTCTCTTCACAGTGGGAGTCTGCATTCTTGCAAGGTAAGCTCGCGAGCGCATTGTACGAAGGGCCTCCTAGGGAACTGGGCGAATATGAGGTTGTCGCGGGGGCCCCTTCAAAAGTAGATGCGAGCTACTGGCAGAGTGATTCTCTACCAGGTGGAGTTCGAAGAGAATGCTCTTCGGCTCCGAAGCTCGGAGGCATAGCCCAGGCTGCTTTGGGAGCAGCACTGAGATATGGGACGACTAAAATACATTTACATCTCAG